AAGATTTTCACGGCTTCGGGTCACCAGCTACAAGACTTCACAGCGTCAAACAACAAGATAGCAAGCAATTATTTCCGTAGATTGAACACTCAAAGATGCGCCTATTCTTTAGGTAACGGTGTTTCTTTCGTCAATCCGTACGGAAACGATACGACAGACAGAACGGGCGAGGATACGACTAAAGAGAAGCTAGGAGCAACGTTTGACCATGATATCTATAAGGCGGGATACAAGGCGTTAATACATGGCGTGTCTTTTTGTTTCTGGAATTTAAATAGAGTCCACGTATTCCCGCTAACTGAATTCGTTCCATTATGGGATGAAGATGATGGGACATTGAAAGCGGGTATCAGGTTTTGGCGTTTGAATTATGATTCACCGCTCAAAGCTGTACTTTACGAAATTGACGGATACACGAAGTTTTCGGCTAAAGATTCGGACGATTCTTTTCTTGAAATTACGGACGAAAAAAGAGCCTACAAGCTAAAGACAAGGTATGTTCCAGCAGACGGCACAGAGGAGGTAATCGGAGAAGAGAATTATTCTAGCTTGCCGATTGTTCCTTTATGGGGTTCAGACCTTAAGCAGTCAACATTAGTTGGTATCAAAGAGTCTATCGATTCATACGACCTCATACGTTCAGGGTTCGCGAATGATTTATCAGATTGCGCAGAAATTTACTGGTTGGTTGAAAATGCTGGCGGCATGACAGACAAAGAGTTAGAGAAGTTTAGAAACCGCCTAAAGATTACTCATATAGCGAATGTTGATTCGGACGATGGCGGCAAGGTTAACCCTTACACGCAAGACATCCCGTACCAAGCACGCAAAGAATATTTAGACATGATACGCGCTGGACTGTATGAGGACTTCGGCGGATTGGATGTTCACACGATAGCGGCAGGCGCGACTAATGACCACATTGACGCAGCGTATCAGCCGTTAAACGAGAACGCAGATGATTTTGAGTACCAGGTTACGGAATGTATCCAACAGCTTTTATCTTTGCAAGGAATAGAAGATACGCCGATTTATACTCGGAACAGGGTGAGCAATCAAAAAGAACAGGTTGAGATGGTGGCTATGGAAGCACCATATTTGAACAAAGAGACGATTCTAAGAAAGCTACCGAACATCACACCTGATGAAGTTAATTCTATCCTTGCTCAAGATGAGACAGAGGGAATGGATACATTCAATGAAACGGAAGAGCCAGAGGAAACCGAAGAGGTTGAATAATGGACTATGCGCACGATGCAACAGATGAGATTATTAAGAATCTAGAAAAGCAACTGGCTAAGTACTACAAGACGGCAGGAGTCAAGGCTAAGTCTATTCTCAAGAAGTACTTCGCAAAGTATAAACAAGCTGATGCAGAGAAGGCGCACGCACTAGAAAAAGGTAAGATTACTAAAAGCGAATACATCGCATGGAGGATAGCGAATTTAGAGAAAATCAAGACGCTAAATTACACGACTAAAAGAATCACCGATTTAGTAGTTAAAGCGCAAATAGAGAGCGCAGAACTAATAGCTGATAATCTACTCGATGTTTATAGCGTTAATCATAATTGGGAAGCGTTTAGAGTTGAAACTATCATGAACGGGGGATTGTCTAAAGTTAACGACGAAGCAAAAGCTAGGCTCAATTATTCGTTCATGATTTATGATAAAAAAGCGGCAAAGAAAGCACTTAAATCAAGTGATGTCCTAATACCTAAGTTGAAGACAGCAAAAGCCGCAAAGTGGGTTGAGGAAAAGACGCGAAATATCATACATCAAGGCATCACTTCAGGAGCATCGATTCCAAAGATAGTTAAATCGTTAGAAAATGTAACGGAAATGACCTACCGACAGAGCGTAATCACAGCTAGAACAGCTTGTACATCAGCGCAGAATGCAGGCAGACAACAATGCTACAATGAAGCATCAGACATGGGGATTAAGATGTTTAAGGAATGGATGGCTACGATGGATGGCGGCGCACGTCCAGCGCACGCTGAAGCTAACGGACAAGTCGTTAAATACGATGATACTTTTGTTGTATGGGGTGAGGACATGGAGTATCCAGGAGACCCAGCGGGTAGCGCGAAGAATACCTACAATTGCCGTTGTACGATGGTTGCCCAAGTCGAAGGTAGCGAAAAGTATGATTCAGTATTGAACGGAAAGAACTTCGAGGAGTGGCGTAATGAGTGATTACGTTAAAATCACGGAGGATAATATAGGAACATATCTCGCGTTGTTTGACAAAGCGATAGAAAAATCATTAGAAGCATGTGGACTTCAAGCTGAAACCTACGCTAAAAGCGAATGTCCAGTTGATACAGGTAGGCTTCGAAATTCAATCACTCACGGCAAGAAAGACAAATCAACCGAGATGATTGGCACTAACGTTGAATATGCCGAAGAGGTTGAAACTAACGAGAAGATGTCACATAAAGTCGGTAATGCCCACTTTTTAAGAAATTCAGTAAGAAATCACACAGACGAATACAGAAATATATTCAATAATGCGCTAAAAAATGCTTAGTGTTATCATAATCCCAGGACAAGGAGCGTCCGCCCGAAGAAATGGGCACTAATCCGAAGGAATGGAGAAACGATGGCACTTACTCGTGCGCTACTCAAAGCTATGGGAATTGAAGGCGAGCAACAAGACCAGATTATTCAGGCTAATGTTGAAAGCATCGCGGCATTGAAGAATGAACGCGATTCTTACAAAGCAGAAGCGGAAAAGATGGCAGAAGTCCAAAAGGAACTGGACACTTTGAAAGCTAGTCAGCCGAAAGACTTAACAGCTGATTACGAGACCCTCAAGAAAGAATACGAGGATTATAAACAGCAGATAGCAGATGAGAAAACAAAAGCCGAAAAAGAGACACTTTACAGAGACTTATTGAAGGCTCAAGGCGTGGACGAGAAAAGACTATCAAGCATTATGAAGTTGGCGGACCTTAATTTTGAAGTTGAAGACGGAAAGATAAAGGACGCTGACAAACTAGCCGAAGGCATTAAAACAGAATGGGCAGACTTTATCGTTAGTGAAGGCGAAAAAGGTGCAGATGTTTCTAATCCGCCTACTAACGGAGATAAAGCACCTGATTTTGAGAATATGTCGATGGCTGATTACGTAAAGTATCGAACTAAGGAGTAGAGATGGCTAATACACTTTTAACACCTCAAATTATCGCCCGTGAAGCATTGATGGTGCTTCGTAACAATGCTGTAATGAGCAACCTTGTTTACCGTGACTATTCGTCAGAATTTGCGGCAGTTGGAGACACAATCACCGTTCGCAAGCCAGCAACATTTGAAGCTAACGAGTTTGACGCTTCAAAGGGAATCACAGTTCAGAGCGCAACAGAGAACTCTGTATCCGTAAAGATGGACAAACTTCTCGATGTCTCGTTCGAGGTTACAACTAAAGAACTTTCGCTTGAGATTGAGGACTTTTCAAATCAATTGCTAGTTCCAGCTATGCAGGCGTTTTCGGATAAGATTGATTCTTACCTAATCGGGTTGGAGAAAGAACTTACTAATCGCGTTGCACACGCATCGGGAGCAATTGCACCAGCTGATTTGATTGATGCACGTAAATTCTTGGTTGATAATGCCGCACCAACCACAAACCGCAATTTCGTAATCGGTTCACAAGCTGAAGCTGACCTTTTGAAGTCTGATTTGTTTGTGAATTATTCAGCGGTAGGTGAGACAGCTGCACTTAAAGAAGCTTCACTCGGTCGCAAATTCGGCATGGACATTTACACAGACCAAAACATCAAGAAAGTATCCGCTACAAGCGAATATACGCCGTCTATCGCGTTCCACAAGAACGCCTTTGCACTTGTTACCCGTACACCACAAACACCACTTGGAGCGGCTTCTGCGTACGTTGAGAACTATGATGGTTATGGACTGCGTGTGGTTTACGCATATGACGCTAACAAGAAAGTTGATACTATTTCAATTGATATGCTATGCGGCGTGAAATTGCTTGACGACCGTCTAGCGTCAGTTGTAGTAGATACTCGCGCTTAGGAGACCAAATGATTACGCTTACCAAAAATGGAGTTACACACGATGTAGACGAATCACTCGTTGACCATTTTCTTGATTCAGGCTGGCAAGAGGTCGAGATTGTAGAAATACCAGAGACTCCCGAAGAGCCAACAGAGCAGACTCCCGAAGAGCCAAAGAAGAAAGCTAAGAAATAGGAGCGGTTATGCTTGAGCAAGTTTGTTTGAATCTTCACAATTGGTTCGAAAAAGACATTATCAGTGGGGAATTTGATATTAAAGATAGGGCATTGCAGCTAGATATTCCAGATGGTCAATATTTTAGGATTGTAGGCTCTATTTTCAATGATGGCTTGCATCAAGCACCTGCCCAGCTTACAGACGAAATGTTTAAGGGTGAAGTTTGGCTTTTGGCTATTCCTCAAGCTGTAATAGAATTGGCAGACGAAATTCAGACATGGAGCGAGAAATACCAAACAAACGCGCCCTATAAATCTGAATCATTCGATGGCTACTCTTACAGCTTGGCAGGCTCAACAGATGTGATTACTTGGCAAGACGTATTCCGCAAGCGATTAAACGTTTGGAGGAAGTTATGCTAATCGATGCTTTTTTAGAGCCTTGTATTCTATACGAACGCAAGAGGGAATCAGACGGCGAAGGCGGGTTCACTACACAGTGGGTCGAATCGGTTGAGTTTGAAGCGGCTATTACCTTTAACGACTCTATGGAATCTAGAATCGCTGAAAAAGAGGGCGTGACTTCACGATTTACAGTTACAACGAATAAGAACGCTTGTTTGGCTTACCACGATGTTTTTAAGCGTTTATCTGATGGAAAGATATTCAGAGTAACGAGCGATGGTAGCGACAGGGTAACACCTGATACAGCTAGTTTTCAATACTCAAGAGCAAGTGCGGAAGAATGGACATTAAATGAATAAGGCGCAAGTTTTATACAAGTTCTTTTCTTCATTTGGGTTGACTGCTTATACATCGTATTCAGTTCCAGAAGATGCTGTATATCCGTACCTGACATACGAAACAGTATTCGGAAGTTTGCTTGATGGAGAGTTGAATATTACTGCGAATCTTTGGTATAGAACAGACTCGGAGTCTATACCGAACGCTAAGGCTCAAGAGATTGCTAACGAGGTAGGCATGGGCGGTAAATATATCCCCTATGATGGCGGCGCACTTTGGATTAAAAGAGGTACACCGTGGTGCAATTGCTTAACTGATGCGGGTGATTCAAAGGTTAAGCGTAGATTATTAAATTTTGACATTGAATTTATTTCTCAAGATTAGGAGGGATTATGGATTATACACAGATTCCAGATGATGCGTTCGAGCATATTCAACGCAATGCTGGTATTCTTTGCACAGAGTTTGACCCAGAAACAAGGGTATACGATGGGCAAATCGGCGTAACATCTGGCGGTATCTCGTTTGAGGTGACACCGACTTATATCGATTTTGGCGATGATATGGACAACTGCCCAAAGAACGCCCTAGAGTTGAAAGAACTTCAAGAGGTAGAAGCCAAGCTATCATGCACGTTTAATGCGGCTGATTCTCTACAAGTTAAACGACTTATAGGCGCAGCAGACATGACAGAGTCTGAAGCAGGCGTTAAGAAGATTACGCCACGCTATGAGATTACAAGCACAGATTTTGAGAATATCTGGTTTGTTTGTGATTACGGGCAAGGTGGCTTTATCGCAGTTGAAGTTAAGAACTGCCTATCAACTGGAGGGTTTAAGATTCAGACCACCGACAGAGAAAAAGGCACGTTTGATGCAGAGTTCACGGCGCATACATCGCTCAAGAGCCAAGACGAACTGCCATATGATGTCTATATTGTAGATACCGCCCTTATTAGTGAATAGTGAGGATTATTCGTGAAGCTAGCAGATATTAAAGGCGATGCGGCATGGGATGCTTTATCGATTGTTATTGAAAACATCGCAGGAATTGCAAAGGATGAAGATGTAGCGGAGTTGTGGAAGAAAACACCCGTTAAGAAAGGACAAAACCCGTACGTGATAGTTGCGGCGAAAGTCCAGAAGGCAGTTCCCTCGATGCTAAATAATCATCGTGAGGAGTTGGTGAACATTTTCGCAGCTTTAAATTGCATGACCCCCGAAGAGTACAGCAAGGAAGTAAGCGCGGGAAGAATATTAGCTGATGTAGTAAACCTATTGAATGATGAGAGCATCGCACCTTTTTTATCTTAGCGCGGGAACACGAAAATCTGCTGTATCTAAGCCTTGGCGAATACGTTGGCAAACGAAGCGTCAAGGCTTTTTATTTATACGTTTTGGCAAAGTTCGAAAAAGAACAAGAGACTTTAATGTTCAGAACGTATATAACAGATTGTCTAAAGCTAGCAGGCGAGCATAAATATCCCGCGAAAAGATGGCTAGATGTCGTACATCCAAAACCACATCAGGATGTAGACGTTGTAGCCGAAACTAAACGAATAGAAGAAAGTTCAGGATTAAGGAGGTGTAAAGATGAATCTACTAAAAACGCTAGTTGAGATAGGTGTTGACGACCAAGCATCGAACCAGATTAATTCGTTATCAACAAGCGTTAAATCTAAGCTAGTTAACGCAGGAAAAGTAGCAGTAGCGGCTGTAGGCGCAGCCGTGACTGGCTTTATAGCAAGTTCGGTTCAGGCGGGCGCAGAGTTCGACACTCAGATGTCGCAGGTTGCCGCTACAATGGGCACGACTACGGACGAGATACAAGACTTGCGCGACTTTGCGTTGGAGATGGGTTCGACCACCGCATTTAGCGCAAGCCAAGCGGCAGAGGCATTAAACTACATGGCTTTAGCTGGCTATGACTCTACGCAGTCGATGGAAATGCTACCGACCGTTCTAAACCTTGCGGCGGCAGGTGGAATCGAACTTGCAGATGCTTCGGACATGGTAACAGATGCTCAATCTGCATTAGGTCTATCGATGGACGAGACTACCGAAATGGTAGACAAGATGGCTAAAACATCGTCTAAATCTAATACTTCAGTTGCACAATTAGGTGAAGCTATCCTAACGGTTGGCGGTACTGCAAAGAATCTAGCAGGAGGAACAACAG